ATGACTTCAAATCCTTATTACTAAAGATAAGGGTATTAAAGTCAGCCTTCATTGAAGGTGGATTTAGTCCTACCTTGCGGTAGTCCCGGGATTAGATCTCCAACTAATCCTGTTTCCCAAGGACCTCAAATTTTTGCAAACCATGTAATCATATGATACAAAGTTTACACTCGTCTAATTAATCTATTTCATTCCTATTATTAGGAATGTTAATAGAGTATGAAGAATTCTCTAATAGATTAATTGAGTGTTCGAGGTACGTTAAGGAACCCTTAATAGTGTGTTTATAGTTAAATAACTTTAAACCCTCTATTAATTGGCTTCCAAGGATTTCTTGATGACTTTGGTGTCTATCAAGAAGCCTATGCTCTGACGGTGACGTTGGTAATTCTCTTAACATCTCTGAGAAATCAGAGACACTGTTAATGTAATTACCCCCGTAATCATAAACGTTGTCGACTAAATCGTGGATTAGATTTAGTTTCTTTGTTTCGTTCAGTAAACTGAATATAACGTCAGTATGAGCGAATTCATGGATTTGATGATCGTTTAAGGTTTTTAGAATGTGCCTTCGTCTTGAGGCAGGGACTCTATAATACCTAAAGTATCTATTTATCATCTTTCGAACTAAATGTTCGTCAGCCTGAAAAATAGTACTTTTGGCCGCATCTTTTTCGCTGATAATTGATTGAAAAATCAAGCGAAGTTGAGAGAGCATAATACCCGTCCCAAACATTATTTCTTTATTAGAAATAAATTTGTTTGTACCGGTATTACTCTTTCTCCCTAGTGGGTTCTGTCCGGCTGAAATTTCAGTTAGAACTCCAGCGATTAAGACAGATTCAGGCCTAAAGCCTGATCTAGGGATGCTCAAGATGAGTGATTTCAAATCAGAGCCTCTATCAATATAAGAAGCTAACATCATGCCATCTCTAATAATTTTAGATTTGACTTGTGTAAAGATTCTTACTGGTAGAGGGGAGATCTCTCCCTTATGTGTGAATAAGCGTTTAGCAAATTCACCACAAGGTTTAGAACTCTTATTTGGAATGTAGGATTTCTCTTTTGAAATCTCTACACCAATCTCTTTAGTGAACTCCATATAGGATTCTGCTACTTCTTTGTTGAAGATGATTACATCATCTCCAAGAATGTAGTAAGAGGATCCTATCGACAGATTATTAACGTACTCGCAATACCTTAGAATACAATGATGAGTTATGGTGAAAGCCGCCCATGAGGAATTTAACCCCATTGGTTGACCTGATCCATACTTCAAATATTGTGTTCTTTTATTAGGCATTGAAAATTTGAAATCCCTTGATCTTACTAAGACATTTAGGTAGTGATGGGCTATCTTTTCTCCGAAAAGATATTCTATTACTACTTGAATGACTTCAACAGGCAACCTATCAGTTGCTTGTGTAAGATCGAAGGACCAAGAGCTTTCAGAATTAAGTATTCTAGACTTGATTTCTCTGGATTTTTGCCCTTGACTAAAAGTACAATCCCCCTTCAGAGTTGAAAGGAGATCGAACATATAGTCAGCAAAAGGCCTGAGAACTCTTTGTGAAAAGTTATCTCCAATTGCTACTATTCTGGTTTTTCCTGAATAATCAGCTATGGGAGATAATCTGGACACATTTAGTCTAGGTAATTTGACCTCTTTCTTGATAAGATTGAATAGTTTCTCATTATTCTCTCTTACTTTATCAAGTTTTATTGGGTAATCATTCTTTAAAATACTTTCTAAGTATTTTATAGAATCCAATAATTCTTGATATTGTTCCTTTTCCAGAGCTTTCTGGTCTAAAGGATAAGATAGAAAAGATGGGCTAATATTAACCCCTCTTTTCTCAGAGAAAATAGGTCGGATTCTATACTCTAATAAGAAATTGTAATTAATAGGAATATTTAATTTCCTAATAATTGCCTTAAATCGTTCAGGAATAAACCATTTCCGATTAAGTTTCGGTGGGTTTAGAATTCCAGACGGATCTAGGGCCAGAAAATCGTTTAAATTTCGATGTTTTGACAAAATACTTATTATACTTTGTTTGAAAGCAAAGTTTAGGTATAGAACTCGAGATACAAGGTCCCTTACGTGAGCTTCTAGGATTTTATCCATTTTGCTGCGCATACGGACCGTGTGTCAGTTTCCATTCTCTCCTGTCATGAAAGACCTACATACCCAGATTTGTGTATGTCGGAGATAACTTATTCGGACTCTACGGGGTAACTTGCGGCACATCCAGACTTTGTCTAGATGCGATGCAAGCTCCTTTAGATCCTGAATTTCGCTATTGTTCAATTTACCAACTTTTCTGTAAAAATAAACTTCATTGGACGACATCTTATAATTATGTTTATAATCATTCGCCCACTGGAGTTTTAAAGCTTTAGGAATGGGAGACTGAGTTTGATGTGACTGCTTTCTACTCGGAGCTATTGATTTGGCTCCAGCAGCGACAGTTATCTTTCGAATTGCTTTCTTCGCATTATTCTTATTAATAACACGAGTGCTAAACTGCCGGGAGATAAAATTGGTCACATGACTGTATGTTTGATGTTTTAAACGTCAGATGTGCACGTCAATTATCA